GACGTTGTACCTCCGATGCAGACTGTCGATGGCGAAGATGGCGGTTGTCCTCCCGGTTATCGCCGTGTGTTAGATCCTGCCACGGGTCGATACATTTGTCTCAAGATTGAAGAAGGTTCTGCCGGCGGTCCTGCGGCTCCTGCCGAAGAGGCAGAGGAGGAGGAGGATGGTGTTGTGATTGACATACCGGTAACGGAGCGTCCGAAGATCAGTCCGTACTATGTACCGGAGATGATTGAGAGTAATTACACACCATACGTTCCTGGGCGTAGAGCAAGCACACAGTGAATTTACAAGCATTACCAGAGGACGCGCTGAAAGAGATTTTGGCGCTAACTGAGGCCAAACGGAAGTTAGACATACGCGAACAGGCGGAGAATTACTTTATGCCGTTTGCTCATCATGTGTATGAGAACTTCATCGAGGGCCGTCATCACCGGATTATTGCGGAGAAGCTGGAGCGTGTGGCTCGGGGCGAGTTAAAGCGGTTGATTATTAACATGCCGCCTCGTCATTCCAAGTCTGAGTTTGCCAGTTATTTAATGCCTGCTTGGTTTTTGGGTAGGAACCCGAAGCTCAAGATTATTCAGGCTACGCACAACACGGAGTTGGCCGTTCGGTTTGGCCGTAAAGTAAGGGATTTGATTGATGACCCAGCCTATAAAGAGATATTCCCTGAAACTAACCTCAAGGAAGACAACAAGGGCGCGGGTAAGTGGGGCACTGACAAGGGCGCGGAGTACTTTGCGGCGGGTGTTGGGGCTGCGATTACTGGCCGCGGCGCGGACTTGCTTGTCATTGATGACCCTCATTCGGAACAGGACGCATTAAGCGAGACTGCGTTTGATCATGCGTATGAGTGGTATACTTCTGGTCCTCGTCAGCGTTTGCAACCGGGCGGAACTATCATTGTTGTTATGACCCGCTGGGGTAAAAAGGATTTGACAGGCCGTTTGTTGGCGGAACAGGGCAAGGATATACTGGCTGATCAATGGGAGGTTGTAGAATTTCCTGCAATACTACCCAGTGACAACCCATTATGGCCTCAGTTCTGGGATAAGGACGCTTTGCTTTCGATTAAGGCGTCTTTGCCCATTCAAAAGTGGAACGCTCAGTGGCAACAGAACCCGACTGCGTCCGAATCGGCGATAATTAAGCGCGAATGGTGGCGCGAGTGGGACAAAAAGAAGATTCCCACGATTAAATACATAATTCAGGCGTATGACACGGCGTTTTCCAAGAAGGAGACTGCGGATTACAGCGCAATTACAACTTGGGGGATTTTTGACCCCGAGGATGGGACCGGAGACAACATAATTCTGATGGATGCGCGGCGTGATCGCTGGAATTTCCCAGAGTTAAAGGAAGTTGCGTTTGAAGAACACGAATATTGGGAGCCAGATATGGTTCTGGTTGAAGCAAAAGCCACGGGACAACCCTTGATTGACGAATTACGGTTGCATGGCATTCCTGCTTTGGGTTTTTCGCCCGGTAAGGGTCAGGACAAGATCACTCGGATGCATATGATTGCTCCGTTGTTTGAGGCTGGCAAGGTTTGGGCTCCGACTACCAAGAAATTCAGTGAAGAGGTCATTGAGGAGGTTGTTTCATTTCCCAATGGTGACAACGATGACTTTTGTGATAGTATGACCTTAGCATTAATGCGTTTTCGTAAGGGTGGGTTTGTTTCCTTGGAAGGAGATGACACTTATGAGGATGAATATAGACCGCGTAATCGGGAGTATTACTGATGGCCCTGCCACCTCGACCCATGGGATCTCTTGTTGATCCATCTTTGATGCCCCTTGATGTAACTGGGGAGCAAACGGAAGTTGATGTTCCGGAGCCGATGGATTTTGCCATGGGTGCGGAGATTATTCCTAACGAAGATGGCAGTGTTACTATTGAGGAGCTTCTGGAAGAGGCTATGGGGGACGAGATACCCGAGGACATTCCACATGACGCTAATTTAGCGGAATATTTGGATGATGGGTACTTGGGCGAGTTATCAAGTGAGCTTCGTGCTTCTTACGAGGATGATTTGGAGTCTCGATCAGATTGGGAAGAGACATATACCAGGGGTTTAGACCAGTTAGGCATTAAGCAAGAGGATCGCACCCAACCCTTTGAGGGTGCCTCGGGCGTTACGCATCCTTTGATTGTAGAGTCGGTAACTCAGTTTCAATCGCAAGCATACAAAGAGTTGCTGCCGGCGGGTGGCCCTGTTCAAACGCAGATTTTGGGTAAGCAGGACGCTGAGGTTGAGGCGCAGGCTAATCGCGTTAAGGATTACTTGAATTACCAGATTACGGAAGTGATGGAGGAATACGATCCTGAGATGGATCAGTTGTTGTTTTATCTCCCTATGTCCGGATCTACGTTCAAGAAGGTTTACTTTGACGAGTCCAAGCAAAGGGCTGTTTCGACCTTTGTGCCGGCTCAAGACTTAGTTGTTCCTTACGCTGCGGCTGATTTACAGTCGGCATCTAGGGTTACTCATGTTTTGCGTATGGATTACAACCAAGTTCGCAAGATGCAGGTTGCTGGGTTCTTCAAGGACATTGAGTTACAGGCGTCTGACGCGGAGCCTGACGAGGTTCGGCAGAAGGTTGACGAGATACAGGGTACATCCCGCACCTATCAGGACGAAATCTACACGTTGTTGGAGATGCATGTCGATCTGGACGTTGAGGGCTTTGAGGACATGTCTCCTGATGGGGAGCCAACGGGTATTCATCTGCCTTACATTGTTACTTTGGACGAGGCTTCTGGCAAGGTTCTAGCGATACGCAGGAACTTTGAGGCTGAAACAGACTTCGCTAAGAAGCGTCAGTTCTTTGTTCACTACCGATTTATGCCCGGTCTTGGGTTCTATGGCTTTGGTTTGATCCATATGATTGGCGGGTTGGGCCGCGCTGCGACCAGTATTCTGCGCCAGTTGATTGATGCGGGTACTTTGGCAAACCTGCCGGCTGGATTTAAGGCTCGGGGTGTGCGGTTACGCAACGATGACGAGCCATTACAGCCCGGAGAGTGGCGTGATATAGATGCCCCTGGGGGCAACATTAGGGACTCTATTATACCATTGCCGTACAAGGAGCCTAGTGCCACTCTAGCACAGCTTCTAGGCGCTCTGGTGGAGGGCGGACGCCGCTTTGTATCACTGGCTGACGAACAGACCAGTAATATGAACCAAGAGACACCCGTTGGTACGACTGTTGCTATGCTTGAGCGTGGCATGAAAGTGATGTCGGCCATTCACAAGCGGTTGCATTATGCTCAGAAGAATGAGTTCCGTATTCTGGCTCGTATCTGTGCAGAGAATATGGATCAGGAATATCCGTATGATGTAGCTGGTGGCGAGAGAAGCATTAAGGCGCAGGACTTTGACGGTCGGGTAGATGTTATACCAGTGTCGGACCCTAACATCTTTTCGATGGCGCAGCGGGTTACTTTGGCTCAAACGCAGTTGCAGTTGGCGCAATCTAATCCTCAGATGCATAACTTACACGCGGCATACCGGCGTATGTATCAGGCGTTGGAAGTACAGAACATTGATGAGATACTACCGCCGGCACCAAAGCCCAAGCCGTTGGACCCTGCTATTGAGAACGCCCGTGGTTTGATGGGTGAAATACTGGTGGCCTTTGAGGAACAGGACCACGATACTCACATAGCTATTCACGTTATGTTTATGAGAACGCCTTTAATTATGACTTCTCCACAAGTTATGGGTACGTTTTACGCACACCTTCAAGAACATATTTCAATGAAGGCGAGGGCGAGTATCGTTCAAGAGATCCAAGAGTTGGTTCAAAAGGTACAGCAACAGGTACAACAAGGTTTGATCGATCCTATGGCGGCGCAGATGCAAATCCAAGAAGTACAGCAGCAAATGCAGAACCCTGCTGAGATGGAGAAGGCTGTTGCGGCGCAAGAGCTAGAGATTATGAAAGCCACTCTGGATGAGATTACGCCTCCGGGTCAAGATCCTATGTCGGATCCATTGGTACAGATCCGCATGAAAGAGGTGGAGATCAAGGACAAGGAGCTTCAGCGTAAGGCTCAAGAGGACGAGGCCCAGATTATGCTTGAGTCTGCTAAGATGGAGCAACGCGCTGTTACGGATGCCGCTCGGATTGAAAGCACTGAAGAGATTGCTCAAAACAGGAACGATGTTAATCGGGAGCGTATAGACGTTCAACGTCAAGCTATGGCTCGTAGGGGGTAAATCCCTAGTTAGAGATGTGTTATGATAGATCCTGTCACAGCCTTTGCAGCAGCTAACGCGGCCTTTAAAGGCGTTAAAATGCTTGTTGGCGCCGGCCGTGAAATGCAGGACGTTAGCAAACAGCTTGGGCAGTGGTACTGTGCTGTTGCAGATATTTCCAAGGCAGAAACACAACGTAAAAACCCTACGTGGTTGGATAAGAAGACGCACGGAACTGATAACATAGAACAGCAAGCTATGGATATCGTGATCCGCAAAAAGACCCTGCTTGAAAAAGAAAAAGAAATTAAGTTCATGCTGGACTACAGGTTTGGCTTGGGGACTTACGATGAGATGTTGGGTATGCGGCGCAAGATACGCGCTGAACGAGAAGAGACTGTATATAAGGCTATGGAAGCCAAACGCCAGATACAGAACAACATGGCTATTGCTGCGTTAAGTCTTGGTATAATTGGTGTTTTAGGTGGTGGTATGTATTTAATAATGTTGGTTACACAATGATCCATGCATTAATTCTTTCTGTTGCTCTTGCGGGAGTAGCCAACCCCACGCATGTTCAGTGTCACTTATGGAAACGGTTTACAGCCGAAAACGGTCAAAAGGTGTGTGTTTATAGGTTCACAGCGGGATATGGTGGCTTGGGGTATCATTACCCTACGAAGAGTTTTTCAGAGTGTCCGAAGGTTTTTAGTTGTCTTTATGAGAAGAAGGATAAACGCCCTAGTTTATCGGAGATATTAGATGGCCTGAAAGGAGGTTTCTAATGACTATGGAGAAGTTTTTGGCGTGGAAGGTTATGCCTCGTCTTATGATGTTGGTGATGACTGTTATGTATATTCGTGTGATTGAGTGGTTTATGTCGTTGCCGCAGGATGTTGTCAGTACGCAAGCTACTGCGCTGACTGCAACCGTAACGGGCGCCATGACGGGCGCCTTCGCCGTATGGTTAGGATCAGAAAAATGATGGCATTACTGGGCAGTTTACTAGGCTTTGGGAGTTCATTTCTCCCCGAGGTACTTAGTTATTTTAAAGCTAACCAACAACAAAAGCATCGTATGGAGATGATGCAACTAGAGACAGAGCTTGCTCAGAAACGTTCTGAGATGAAGCTAGTTGAGTTAGATAAGCAGGCAGATATCGCGGAAACGAAGGGATTGTATGAGCATGACCGATCTATCGACGCTGGCGGATTTATCAACGGTCTTCGGGGTAGTGTTCGTCCTATTGTTACTTATGCCTTTTTCGGATTGTTCGTAGCCACGAAGGTTGTGATTATGGTTAAGGTTACGCAGGCTGGCGGTGATTGGATGCAGGCCGTTGATCTAATGTGGGATGGAGAAACCTCTGGTTTGTTCAGTGCAGTATTGGCCTTTTGGTTTGGAAATAGAGCAATCTCTAAATATGCGGGGAAATAATTATGGGATACAAGTTAGGAAAGCGAAGCCTATCAAGGCTAGAAGGTGTCAACGAAGAACTGGTAACGGTCGTGAAGTACGCTATCGGCGTTACGAAGCAGGACTTCAGTGTGATTTGCGGACTGAGAACGATAGACGAACAGAGGGCGTTGGTCGCAAAAGGGGCCTCGCAAACCATGAAATCAAAACACATTGACGGCAACGCTGTCGATTTGATGGCTTACTGCGAGGGCGGTGGCCGGTGGGAGCTAAACTTATACGACGAGATTGCTGATGCCATGAAGGAGGGCGCCGCGGCTGCGGGAGTGAAACTACGGTGGGGCGCTGCGTGGACTATTGACGATCTAGGGGATTACCCTGGAACGGCGGAACATGCGATGGTTTCCTACATAGACACCCGTAGATCTCAATCTCGTAGGCCCTTTATCGATGCTCCACATTTTGAGATCATGTTCTGATGCATGTGTTCGTCCTCATGCTGTATCTAGGGTATGGGGACGAGCGTACTTTAGTTATTGATGACATGTACTTTAAACAGGTAAACTACTGCAACAAGGTAGCTGAGTCATTGGTTAAGAGGTACTCTACTCATGGGATTGGGTTATCAGATCGCGCTGTAGCGTACTGTGTGCCGACACGTTTAGAAGATCCAACGAAACATTCTATTTATTAAGGAGCAAAATGCCATACCTTCAAAGTAATATCCCACATTTTAAATGCTGGGTACGGAGAGAGTATACATATAATCATAACGGGTATCACGGGGAGTTTTTACATGCGATGGCAATTGCCGTCACCACTATGCCTAATAGGTGTTTAAGTTTTCAGGTTATCTTCACTGGTTGTGAGGCTGACATAGAAGACACACCTAACGTGCATGGTGGCGCAATGTGGGCAAGAATGCCAATCACGGCGTTAGTGGCGGATACTCCATACGAGGAGTGGCCTATGCCAATGCCGGTACATTCGGCCCAACCTTGGGATTGTTCATCGCATACTCATGCGGTTTACAAGTTAGACAGGGCAACGCCTTGTCCTTGGATGGCAAAGATAGACAGTGAGTTCTATCCTGCAAAGTATTTGTTTACAGTGGATTACACGGACAGCGAGATAGCTGATGATCCTGCCCAGCATAAGCAGAGCCATGTATTGGAGTTGTTGGATGCGGGTGAGTATACGGGTAATATTGTAGCTTTGCCTAACAATCGAGTGCGGGTAACGCACCCTGCTTGGTTTGAAACGGGGGAGGGCGCCCCTGACTTTCGCCCATCTCAGCACATTCACTACTCTAAGTCTGACCTAGATTACACGTTAGACGTTACTAAAATCTTCGACAATATATACAACGACGATTGACAACGTCATAAGACGGCCATACGGATACAATCATGGATGTCGTAGACTTTTCTAAGTACTTATACAAAGTTCTTCGTGCAAGGGAGAGTGACATTGCATTCGCTATGTCCCAAGGTAGCGTTAAAACTTGGGAAGACTACAAGATGCTTGTCGGGGAAATTCGGGGCCTTTCCCTAGCGCAAGAAGAAATCAAGACCCTGTTGGAGAGTAATCAAGACGATGTCGAAGACATTATTTCTTCCTGAACATGTAGCTAAAAAAGTTAAGGACAATCGATCTAAAGATGTTTCCGAAACAGCGTATGTTCCCCCAGAAGCTCGGGTGTTAGACCCTTCCCTTCTGGACAAGACCTTGATGGAAAGATTACCACAACCTACCGGATGGCGGGTTTTGGTCATGCCATATCAAGGAAAATCAAAGACAGCTTCTGGCCTGCATATACCGGACGAGGTTCGGGAAAGAGAAACTGTTGCTACTGTTGTGGCATATGTTCTCAAGTTGGGCCCTTTGGCATATAAGGATCAAGACAAGTTTGAAGGCACACCTTGGTGTAAAGAAGGCCAATGGGTTTGCATCGGCAGATACTCCGGATCTCGATTTAAGATTGAGGGTGGAGAAGTTCGTATTCTTAATGACGATGAAGTAATTGCAACATTGTTGGAGCCAGATGATGTCAGACATGTCTAACGAGGTAGAAGAAGAAATTGAAGTTGAGATTGAGGGTCAAGAAGAGGAGCCTAAAGAAGCGAAGGCCTCTTCTGAACCAGAGCCCGAAGTTGAAATTGTTCCTGAACCTGTAGCGGAAGATCCGGAGGAACTGGATGAGTATAGTAAGGGTGTGCAGAAACGCATACGCCAACTTAACCAGCGGTATCGTGATGAACAGGTTAGCCGAGAAGAAGCGACTAAGGTTGCGGAAAAGCTAGCAGAGCAAAACAGGCAGCTTCAGGCAAGAGTTCAACAATTAGATACTGGGTATCTCAATGAGTACGGAAATCGTGTTCAGTCTGAGACTTCCGCAGCGGAGAAAGCATATCTTCAAGCCGCGGACGAGGGCGATACTGAAGCAATGTTGGCCGCGCAAAAGGCTTTAAACAGGGCTCAATACGATGAAAGCCGCTTTGCCGCTGCTAAACAGCGGGTAGAACAACAGGCGCAACAACCTGTTCAACAGCCGGCCGCTCCTCAACAACAACAGGCACCACAAGTAGACCCTAAAGCAGATGCTTGGGCTAAGAAAAACACTTGGTTTGGTGACGATGACGTAATGACGGCGTCTGTGTTTGCTATCCACAATAGGATGGTTACTCAAGAAGGGTTTGACCCAACGTCCGATGACTACTATACAGAGGTAGATAGGCGGATGCGTTCGGAGTTTCCAAATAAGTTTGCCGTTAAGAAATCGGGAGGGGGTGCCCAGGTCGCTTCTGCTGCATCCTCAGCCTCTCGTAACACTAACCAGAAGCGTACTAAGTCGGTCAGGCTGACCCAGAGGCAAGTTATTATGGCGAAGAAACTTAACGTCCCTCTCGCTGAATACGCAAAATTTGTGAAGGATTAGACCATGGCTGAAAGAAAAACTCGAGAAAGCTCAACTCGCGAAAAAACTGAGCGGCGTAAACCATGGGCTCCGCCCCAACGATTAGAGGCTCCTGACCCCCCGGTGGGTTATGTGCAACGATGGATCCGAATATCCATGCGTGGTGAGGAAGACAAAACAAATGTCTATTCCAAATTTCGTGAAGGATGGGAACCTGTTCGCGCAGATGAGTACCCCGACCATGCTTACCCCACAATAGATGAGGGTCAGTATTCAGGGATAATCGGTAACGGTGGACTAATGCTTTGCAGACTGCCTGAAGAAACAGCGAAAGAACGAGCCGATTACTACGGGTTACGGACCCGAGATCAAATGGTCGCTGTAGATTCTGACTTAATGAAGGAGCAACATCCTTCAATGCCGATTAGTAATAACCGGCAATCCCGTGTAACTTTCGGAGGTCGCGGAAGCGGGTCCGAATAAAATTTGAGGTGCTATCATGGCAAATTCTAATGTCGCTTTCGGGTTCCGCCCGTATGGTGTTTTAGGTTCGGCCGCTAACACCACCGGTACAACTGAATATCGTATCGCATCAGATAACAGCAACCCAATCTTCCAAGGCATGGCGGTTATTCCGTTGGCTGCGGGAGTAATTGACGATCTGCAAGCTGCGGCTGGCGGTAACGTTTCTACGGTTGGTGTGTTCAACGGTTGCGAATACGTGTCTTCTACTACCGGTGAAAAGATCTTTTCCAACTATTGGCCTGGATCTGGAGCGGACTCTAACTTCCCTGTAAAGGCTTTTGTGTACGACAATCCTGCTCAACTGTTTACCATCGCAACGTCTAACGTTGTTGCTGCGGCAAACACTGAGGCTGAAGTTCGTGCTGCGGTCTTTGCTAACATTGCGTTAGCTACAGGTAATAGTGGTTCTACTACCACTGGTATTTCTTCTGCAACTGCGGATTTAAATACCATCGCAACCACCAACACGTTGTTCTGTCGTATTATGGGTGTTCTTGATGACCCAGAAAATAGCGACTTTACCGCTGCTGGTATCCCGTTAATCGTTCGTTTAAACAACCACTTCAATGCGCCGACAGGCTCCATTGCAGCTGGCACTGTTTCAACAACTGGCGTATAAGGAAGGGTATAGATAATGGCTATTTCTCGCGCACAACTAGCGAAAGAGCTAGAACCCGGCCT